GAAGTTACTGGAGTTGAGAACCAATATGGCGCTCCTAAATTTCACAGAACTAGAATGTGGCAAGCATCTCTAGCTCATTCAGCCAATCCCAGTGCAGGGATTGAAGGTAGTCTCGTTGAAGCAGCATATAAGGACTATGTTGACGGTCTTATTTCTGTTTTCAAGCTTGACAAATTCAAATTGTGGGTTTTATCAGAGCTTGCTCCTATGACTGACATGGAAGCTTTGTGTGGTAAAGATGGTAAGCGTTTTATTGATGCTATGCCAAAAGGAACTTCCAAAGGCTATCCATTGTCTGGACCTAAGCGAGAAATGATTAAACTATTGGATCCGTTGAATTATCCGGATTTCCAATGTCCAGCTGAAGCTCATCCTATGATTGTTGATGAAATGAGAAAGATGGAACAGATTTTACTTTCGGGTAAGCGTTGCTATTCTATTTTCAAAGCATGTGCCAAGGATGAACCTACCAAGTTAACTAAAGACAAGGTTAGAATTTTTCAAGCTGCAGATTGGGCCACTCAATTGATGGTTCGTAAATTCTTTCTACCTCTTGCCCGTATTTTATCAGTATTTCCACTTGATTCTGAGTGTGCAGTAGGAGTGAATGCGCAAGGTCCTGAATGGGATCAGTTGGCAAATCACATGAAGAAACACGGAGTAGATCGTATTTTGGCAGGAGATTATAGTAAATATGATCTTCGTATGCCTGCACAACTTATTAACGCTGCTTTTGCTGCTCTAATTGAGATTGCAGAAAAGTGCGGGAGATACACTAAGGATGATTTAATTATCATGCGTGGTATTGCGACTGAAATCGCATATTCCTGTGTAGCTTACAATGGAGACATTATTATCCATAAGGGATCCAATCCTTCTGGACAAAATTTGACTGTTTACATTAACTGTATTGTCAACTCCTTGCAATTAAGATGTGCGTATTTCCACCTCTGGCCATCACACCTTGGTAAGCCAAAGCCTTTTCGTGAGATTTGTGCTATTATGACTTACGGTGATGATGTTAAGGGTTCCGTAAAGGAAGGCTATGACTGGTTTAATCATATATCATATGCCAAATTTCTTAGGGAACGTGACATGGTTTTCACCATGCCGGATAAAGAATCTGAACCAACTCCATATATGAATGATCTCGAAGCTGATTTTTTGAAGCGCGAGAATAAGTTCAATGCGGATACTGGTATGATTCATGGAGCTTTGTCTGAAGAATCTATCTTCAAAAGTCTCCACGCCGTCCTTGAATCCAGCGTTGTATCTTTGGAAGATCAATCTGCCGGAAACATTGATGGTGCTTTGCGTGAATGGTGGCAACACGGCAAAGAAGTCTACGAATTGCGTAGAAAGCAAATGAAGGAAGTTGCATTTAAATGTGGGATGACAGATTCTTGCAAAATGTTAACTGAATCTTATGAAGACAGGCTTAAACATTTCGAGATTAGATATCTTGGACGTGAGCCCGATGTAATCGATGAGATTACAGACGAAGATGCATTTGTTTCTGCTGTAGGCGATGAGTGGGACTTTTCAGAATAAGTTCCAACCGCCTTGGAGAGGCGTAAAATCTATCCACTCCGGAGCTATTCGTAGTATAAGTTTAAAATAGTTGTGTATATATGGTTACTACATATTTTATAATTTACATGTTTGTATATTTTATGGAAGCTTTGTACATATAGACATCCTACCCTTAGGATACCGGTATTTACTGGGGGTTTCGTCAGCCAGGGAAACATTGTCGCACACAGGAGCAGCGGGTACTGCCCTGATGTGTTGTATATATTAAATATTGCCTACTTCAACTAATAATAATAATACAAATAGTCTTGGGGCTGACTCAAATAGTCCTAATACTGGTGCTTACAGTGTCTCAAAAGCACCTCAGCATATGTCAACACAAAATGTACATTTTGTCGATGGAGACACACCATGGTCTTATGACATATCATCTTCACCCGATGTCACTACTCAACTCGCAGGATTTAGCGATGCAGAACTCGGTTCCTTCCTTGGTCGTCCTATCAAGATTAAGGAGTTTCGGTGGACTCCGGAAAGTACTAGGTTGTTTGAGGTTTTTAATCCGTGGACTGAGTTTTTTAGTAATGCTGATGTTAAACAGAAAATAAATAGGTATCGTAACCTACGTTGTAATCTCAGAATGAAGATGCTTATTAATGGTAACTCTTTCTACTATGGACGAGCTTTAGTTTCTTACAATCCATATCTTCGTGGAGATAGTGTAACTCTCAACCGTGCGTTTTTTGAACAAGATTTGGTTGGGGCTTCTCAAAAACCCCATTTTATGCTTGACCCTACAACGTCACAAGGTGGTGAAATGTTGTTGCCGTTTTTATGGCCTGAGAATTTTCTTGATATTACTCAGAATAACTGGACTGCTGATATGGGTCGAGTTACTATCCATGATTTTGACATTTTGCGTCATGCCAATGGTGGTACAGATCCCATTACGGTTACAGTTTTTGTTTGGGCCGAAGATGTTGTTCTCTCCGTTCCTACAACTGTTCAGGCCCAATCTGGTACAGCAGATAGAGAATTGGACGATTTTGGATTCCCTACTTACGTTGAACAAGCAAGTGGGAATAAGAAGAAAGGCCCTACGAAGAAGGTCAATAATACCAGAACAAATGATGAATTTGTGAAAGATGGTTTAATAAGCAAACCTGCTTCTGCAGTTGCTAATGCAGCCAATGCTCTTTCTATGATTCCAGTCATTGCGCCTTATGCAAAAGCTACTGCCATGGTTGCTACTCGCATTGGTCAAGTGGCTAAGATCTTTGGTTATTCGCGTCCACAAGTACTCGAGGATACTAAACCGTATGTTCCTAGGTATATGGGTAATTTGTCTAACACTGATACTTCTGAGCCTCTTGTCAAGTTGTCTGCTGATTCTAAGAATGAGCTTACTATTGATACGAGAGTTATGGGACTTGGTGGAGAGGATGAACTTGCTATTTCAGCAATTGCTCAACGACCTTCCTTTTGGCAACAATTTGACTGGCCGGAATCTGCCACTACTGACACTCTTTTAGCGTCCATGCTGGTTACTCCCGCATTAGTTAGGGCACTTTCAGCTGCTCCCGTCAATGAAGTTCATCCTACTGCTCTTGCTTTTGCAGCGAATCCCTTTGAAGCATGGCAAGGCTCAATCAAATTTAGGTTTAATGTTGTTTGTTCCGAGTATCATAGAGGACGTTTGAGAATTGTTTACAATCCACGTACTAATAATTCTGGGCCTGTCGCCTATAACCAAGTATATTCTACCACTATTGATATTTCAGAGGATAGAGACTTTGAATACGAGGTTAAGTGGGCTGACATTAGGGCTTGGAATCTTGTGCCTGGACCAAACTTGAGTGGAGGAAGTGTTGCCCCTTTTATCTTTTCTACTTTCAGTACAACTGCTAATGTTTCTGCCGGTGATATATATGATAACGGTAGTCTTAGTGTCTACGTTGTTAATGAACTCGCAACTCCAAGCAATACCAATGCTGTAGTTAAAGTACAAGTATGGGTTAGTGGCGGTGAAGACATTGCTTTCGCTGTTCCTACTGTAAATGGTCTAAGGAATGTTTCTTATTTTCGAGAGCAAAGTGACATTGCACCATATGTTGCACAGTCAGAAGAAGCATCTGATGTACTCGCTACGAGTACTGATGAATCTAATGCTCCTGATTGCTCTAATGAAATTCAAGCTTTCGGATCTAATGCGGATTTATTCAAAGACGATAATCAATACCTTGTATATCAGGGTGAAAGGATAGTGAGTTTTCGTGATTTGTTGCGAAGATACCATTACCATACAGCTTACTGGCCAGCTGACGTTGGCACAGGCACTCGAATGGTTTCAATTAATCTCACAGATTTTCCGTACTACAGAGGATGGGATCCAGCCGGTGACGATTTCGGTGTACCAAGTGGGGGAGGAATTCTTCCATATAGTTTTTGTAATACAACTTTGTTGAATTACCTTACACCTGCATTTGTTATGCGCAGGGGAGCGTTGCGACATAAAGCAATGCTCATTGACAAGAACACAGCCGGTCATAGTGGATCGTTTGGTGTTGCTAGACATAATATTGAGGGAGTTAGTAATTTTGTGAGTTCTCATCCACTCGATAGTACTAATATAGGAGATCGGCGAAAAGAAATGCTTCATACTTTACGTGGTTCTTTAGGAGGAACTGCAATCACACCAGCTTTTAATAACCCATGTCTAGAATATGAGACTCCTTTTTATACTGCAGGACAAAGATTTGTTCCTGCCAGAGATCTCAATTATTACGCTGGGAAGCGTTTGGGTCATGAATTAACAACTGAAGTTAAAGCATCAGATAATGCTCTTACCATGCGAATTGATAAGTATATTTCCACAGCGGAAGACTTTCAATTAGGACTCTTTATTGGAGCTCCTGTGTATTACGTATATCTTAATCCTACTGCAGCTTAGATCTTTTTGGGTTCGATCATGGCTATTTGTATACAATTTTGTTTATATATTTGTGTTACATGTATATTGTATATGGGATAGACGACAGTCTATAAAATGTCGCAAGAGGCTTTCTCACGGGGAGAAAGTCAGGATACTGCTCGGCGGCCGAGCAGGGGTATGAATACCTATTCATTCCTGGATGAGATGTGTTTACATCTTACGTTGTGCTATTTGTAGCTCAAAGGTTTTATATACAAAACCCTAGTAAGATGTTAGCATCTTGCCTGGGTTTTGGATTTTTACTTTGGGTCGCAAATTTCTACAGCGTATGTCCGAAATTGTATATTTTAGACGTGTAGTGTTCTTTTGAGGTTGATAATTCCTCGCGTGACTACATGACTGAATTTGGGC